ATGATTTTAGCGGATCCTTCCATAAGCTTAAGTTCACCAAAGGCGAAACTACAAGCAAAACTAACGTAGAAGCGAATACCTTCAAGAATATTAACGTTTGCGACTGCTCTGTACAGTTTGCGTTTGACATCGTTGAGTGATTCCTTTGCGTATGAGACTCCTTCAAGTCTATGCATCCAAGTATCGGACACACCATATTGTTGCGCTGATTGAATGAAATCATCATAAGATTCTGTAACGCTCTTAGCACGTTCCAGAATACGTTCATCACCAATAATTGTATCAAACACCTCAGAAGGGTCTGAATAAATGTTCTTAATGATATAAGTGTATGAACGTGAGTGAATCATTTCCATGAATCCCCAGACTTCCATACAAGCCTCCAATTCAGGAAGAGAACAGTATGGAATAAATGCCATACCAGGTCCACGACCCTGAACAGAATCAAGCATAATCTGATACTTCAAATTAGAAGTATAGATATGCTTCTGTTCAGGACGAAGAGTTTGATAATCTCCACGATCCTTCTGGAGAGACACCTCTTCGGGTCTCCAGAAGTATCCAAGTTGCTGAGTAGTCAGTTTATCAAAAATAGGATATTTGTATGAATCATACCTTTGAATTCCAAGAGGTTTACCAAAAAACATAGGTTGCTTTTTGCTATCTACTTTTTCAGTATTAAATACTGTCATTCCTTTAATATTTGTTTGTTGGTCTTCCATAGAAGAAACTTTAAAATCAAACTGCGCAGGATTCACACTCTCCCTCCTCTACTGAACTTAACTCACACATTCTATTTAACTCTCCAAAATATTTGGTTTTTATCATACTCCAAGTTTATGGTTTTGTCCACCCATAACAAGATTTTCTTACACCACGCAAAACTGCATCAAGACCACATTTAATATTATGTTCTTTTGAAAATTGTTTTATACTATCAAAGGTATAAATTTTTCCATCTGGACTTTTAATCGTGTAAATTTTTTTCTCTAGAATTGTTTCTGGTAAAGTCCATCCCTTATGTTGAATATATTTTCCACGCAAAACATTACCAACTCCTCCTGAATTTAAATCATTTTTATCACAAAATTCTTTAAAGTTTTCAAAGATAATTATTTCTCCATTTGGATTTTTCAATTTGTATATTTTTTTATCTTTTCTCTCTAGTGCTTTTTTTCTAATTTTTTCTCTTGTTTCTGGTGAATGGGTTTTACCATACATAGGATTGTTTTCACCAGAATTTTGTTCACTTAAAATTTGACTACGAACTTTTAAGTATTCTTGTGAGAATATTCCAATACCTTCTTTTTTACATTTTTTTCCCCAATCACTCCTTTCCTCATAAGATAATCCACAAATCCCAGTTTTATTATCTCTGTTTTTAGCACCACCTATTTTTCCAGCAGCACTTCTTTCATCAGCAGTCATAGCAAATATTCCAAGACCAAGTTCTTTTGCTTTTTGTCCTGCTTTTTTACCATTTTCTTTTTTTTGTTCTGGGGTTTGTGAAAATATCCCAAGTCCATTTTCTTTTACATAATTTCCATTTTTTACTCGTTGTTCTTTTGTGAGAGAACAAACTCCTCTTTTTAATTGTGCATTCTTGTTTCCAATTACTTTTCCATTCCTTCTTCTTGCTTCTCTAACACCTTCACTAACAATATATCCACTTACACCATCACCACCATTAGTAAGATTGCGAAGAATACCCGTCCCCAAATCTTTTCTACCAAACATTAGGATATAAAGTTTTTCTAATTCAAATGCTTCTTGTTCTGTTAGATTTTTTTTAATTATTTTAATTCTGTTTTTATCTCTTGGAGGACTAACACTTTCCTTTTTCCCCTTTACAAAGCATCTATTATCTCTACCTTTTCCAATATAATATGGACTCTTATCTTCACGAAGATAAGAATAAACATAAAAATTATTCATAACTCCACTTGTATCCTTTGCAGTGTTTAAATTTTCCTTCACAAGTATATTTGATATTAGAAGGAGTTGTTCCTACAAATTTAGCAGCATCACTAATAGATTGAAACTCTCTTAAAAAGTTTCCTTCAATATCATACTGAAATACTTTGGTTCTTTTTATATTTGGATTATTTCTAAGAGTTTGAGAAGTTTTAGATTTACTTTCTTCTTTATGTGATTTTCCAGCAAATCCACAAGGAGATGGTTGCCCTTTTCTCATTCTACTTAGTTTGTCTTTAGTTTTTTGTGTATGATGCTGCCCATAAAAAGGATTTTTTTCTCCAGTATATTTTCCCTTTCTTTTTTCAGAAAGAAAGTTTTTAGTTTCTTCAGTATGCCTAAATCCAAGAATTCCATTATCTCCACCAATAGTTTGGTTGTAATCTGGTTTTAATTTAGAAATCCAAAATACTTCTCTATCTGGTAAATTTTTTTCACATACCTCAACTTCTTCAATGACAAAATTTTCTTTACCATATTTTCTTATTGCTTTATGGAAATAAGAATTTGAGTTTCTAATTAATGCATCATAACAATGATTATTAAATCTGTATTTCAATTTCTTTCTGGTCATACCAACATAAAACTTACCATTAACTTGATTAGTTATTTTGTAAATGCGACCTTCCATAAGATAAAATAAAGACCTATTACTATTTATAATAACAGGTCTTTACACTTTCGTCAAATTTTACAACTTTCGCAATCTTCCTCTTCAGCACCAGAGAGTTCTTGAAGGAGTGATTGTAGATTTGGTTTTTCCTCAACTACTTCATCAGTTTTAATATCATAAGTATTTTGATAATATGCCGTTTTCCAACCATAACGATAACAGTTCAAAAAGTCATTTGCCATTACTGACACAGGAACTTCATTATTTTCATAATTTTCTGGGTTATATGACCAGTTCCCAGAAATTGCTTGATCAAAGAACTTTTGCATAACAGAGACAATATTAATATAACCAGTGTTGCTAGGCATATCCCAAAGAAGCGTATAAGCATTCTTAAGAGTATGATACTGTGGAACGATCTGCTTAAGTGGTCCTTTTTTGGATTTCTTAATGGACAAGAATCCACGGGGAGGTTCGATTCCATTTGTTGCGTTTGACACAACGGAACTGCTCTCCGATGGCATCTGTGCGGACAGTGTTGAGTGCCTAAGACCGTGAGCCAGGATGGATGTTCTAAGAGATTCCCAGTCATGTTGATATTCAATAGAAGAAATTTCGTCTACGTCTTTTTTATAAGTATCAATTGGAAGAATTCCATCTGAATACTTAGTGCGCCCAAAATACTCACAATATCCCTTTTCTTTAGCAAGTTGATTAGATGCTTTTAGCAAATAATATTGGAAAGATTCTGAAAGTCCATGAACTGCATCCCATGCTTCTTGAGATTCGTAGTTGAACCCAAGTTTTGCGAGGTAGTGTGCAAGACCAATAAAACCAACTCCAAGTGATCTACGTGCTTTTGTAGCAATCTCTGCTGCTTTTACGGGGTATCTTTGATAATCAATCAGTTCATCAAGACTGCGAACGGAAAGGTCACAAAGATCTTCAAGTTCTTCATCAGATTTTACTTTACCGACATTAACAGCAGACAAAATACAAAGTGCAATTTCACCTAAATGATCATCAATATGCTCAATTGGATCAGTTGGAAGAGTAATTTCCTGACAAAGATTACTCATATTCACTTTATCTTTAAAAGAAGAATGAGAATTGCAATGATCAATATTCATAATGTAGATACGACCCGTTTCCGCACGTTCCTTGAGAAGGTTAAGAATGAGTTCTTGCGCTTTAAGAGTTTTTTTCGGAATGGTCGGATCTTTTTCATATGAAACGTAAAGATCATCAAAACTTTCTGTTCCAAAAGAATCATAGAGTCCAGGTACATCATGTGGGGAGAAAAGCGTAATCTCACCATCCTGAATAAACCTCTCATAGAAGAGTTTACTAATTTGAATGCTGTAATCAAGTTTACGAACACGATTGTCTTCCGTTCCTTTATTGTTCTTAAGAACTAGAATATCCTCTATTTCTTGGTGCCAGATTGGAAAGTGGACTGTCGCGGATCCACCTCGTATGCCATTTTGCGTGCAACATCTGACAGTCGCTTCAAACTTTTTGAGAA